TTCTTTCCCAACAATTTTTTGAATAAATAGATCAAATGAATCTGCAATCGGTTCCGTAATTTTATCATCGTTTGATTTGTAAATCTTTTTATCCTTATTCCGGAAAACATAATATTCTTTTGGAGACCCAGCAAAAATAACATATTCATTCGTATCATTCTTTTCATTAATTTTTGGAAGATCATTAATGGAAAAGAAAATCATCATTTCATTTTCAATAGAATCATCTTCTATGGTTTCCTCTACATCATTCTCTTCAGTTAAATCGTTATCAACATCTTCCGAATCTTCTGATTCCGATTTATTATTCTTTTTAATCTGATCCAACGCCTGTTGGATTCCAGTATCTTCAAAGAATGAAACAGATTCAAACTGTATGACAGGAATGATACAACTCATTGGATTTGCCAAACGATAAAAGTATCGCATCTCATGAGGAATAAATGAGTAACGTTCTTTAAAGATATCTTTATCGAATAAACTACTGAATGTATTTTTTGGATTTAACTTTTTACAATATTCAATGAATGCAATGTATAGATTCTTTCGTTTGACTCCATTTTTATCTTCTTTCTTTGGAACAACTGACTCTTCATCCTCGGAAGATTCTATCACATAATTTGTAGAATGATTCGATAATGCATTTTCAATGTATGCAAAATTTTCTTCCATTTTACGGGACGTATTCATTTTGATACCCAACTCCTTTAAATGACGATCGATATGTTGTTTTGCTTTTCCGTGATACAATCCTTTTTCTTTCAATTGATTATATACTCTCTTTACCCCATCGACAGATAATACCAATGTATTCCCTCGAATGACATGATGAGGATATTCCTGCTTCGATGGAATAATAAATACCTCTTCAATTAGTTCTTTCCCATTTTCTTCCTTTTTTAATTTTCCATAGAGAAGATTATTTTCTTTCCACTTGGATCGGCTTGCAACATTTCTATGATTATTGATATTCATGATAAAATATCCTTCCATAATTCGATGTGTTAAAAAGAGTAACAACACATATACTATTATATTAAAAAGTATCGGGGATTTATGAAATAATAGCTGCCTCCCACAAACATCCGAACTATGTTTGTTTCTTGCTAAGCCCGTCTCACTTAGCAATGATCTTACCGAATTGAGTATTACCTCCTATGCTCTACCGGTCCAAAGTCCCATACACTCGTCAACAGCTATTGTTTATCACGCGACATAAATTCCCTGATGCTTTTTATATGGATTTGATGTACTCGGGGACTGTCGCACAGCGCATATGATGAGAGAAAGAACGAACAGTTCAGCCTAAGTACGTTAGATAAATTATAAAAATAACACATATTATATAGAGGGGCTTAAAACCCCTCTATATAATATTCGCTTTTTATTAATATTAAGAAGGTGAAATTTTTGCAAGTCGTGGATATTAAAGAAATCAATGGTCGATATTATGATTTCGGATGCGGAATTAATAATCGCGCAAATACATTTCTACAGACAGCAATGGAACTAAAAACGCTGGGGATTAAAAATTATTTCTTCATGTTGGAAATTTTTAATCCCAATGCTGCATATATCGATCCATATAAACCAAACATCACAGAGCAGGAAATTCAAGTACTGCTGAGAGAAGCATCTAAGAATCTTTGGTTTTATGCACGTAATATTGCACGAATCCGTACGGATGGAGGTATCTTACCATTTGGATTGCATCGTGGACTTGCTGCACAAATTTGGTGTGTCCTGCGCAATCAGGATTCCTGTTTAACCGAACCGCGTCAGACGTGGAAAACAACCGGTATTATTGCAACACCAATTACATGGACTTTCCAATTTTCGAAAAACCTAGATATGCATTTCTTCGGAAAAGGTTCTGAGAACACCATCAAAAACCTTGCAACAGTTCGCGACAATATTGACCTTTTACCTGAATGGATGCAATTCAAACGTTATATGGATATTGACGGGAAAGCGAAGAAGACACGTCAATCCACGCAGATCCTCAATAATAGTTTGCGGAAAAATAAAATTACTATTCATGCAAAAGCATCAAGTATTTCAAATGCAGAAAGTATGGCTCGTGGTGCATCATCCGCATTTATGTATTTCGACGAGATCGAACATACACCGTTCTTCGATATTATTCTACAAAACTCTGCACCAGCGTTTGCAACTGCACATGAAAATGCATTGTCTGCCGGACTACCAACATGTCGTATATTTTCATCAACACCAGGTAACCTAGATACCAGAGAAGGAAGAACATCATATCCTATCATTCAATCCATGATCCCATGGACAGAAAAGATTTATGATATGACCGATATGGAGATTGAAGAGTATAAATCTGCATATAAGGGAGAATATCACCAGGATAAGAATAAAGACCAACGGCGTGAAGTCATCGACGTTTTCTACATTGAGTATCAATATTATCAAGTACGGAAAACATATCAATGGGTCATGGATCAGTATGCCCGCATTGGTGATAAAACAACCGTGCGTCGCGAAATCCTATTACAGCGTGTTCGCGGGTCAACGGATTCTCCTCTCTCTCCGGAAGATATCGAATATCTCATTTCTCATATGAGAAAATCAACCGACGATTTGTTGATCAACAACAAATGGTTGTTCAAACTCTATGAGCATGGGGGAAATTGTATGGTTGGTCTAGAAAAGATCCCATTCGACCCATCTATCCCATACATCGTTGGAATTGATCCATCTGGAACGGGTGCTGACAATACTGCGATTACGATTGTCAATCCAAAAAATTTGCGAATTGCTGCAGAATTCAAGAACCCATATATTTCAACAACTGATATTGTACGACTGATAATTACTCTTATCAATGAATATATGCCCCGTGCTGTGATATATCCAGAACGAAATAGTATGGGTATTGCCATCATTCAAATGTTGGTTGAATCTTCCGTCCGTGAGAATCTATATTGGTCGGATAAAACCAATCAGGTGGACCGCATGGCAGAAGAATCCCCGGAAGAATATCAAATGCGTGTGGCATCCGATCAATGGAAAAAATATGGCGTTTACACAACGAAAAAAGTACGTGACATGATGTTCCAGATTCTCTTCCGCCATGTAAATGAATTCATTGATATTTTGGATACCGAATATCTAGTGGATGATATCTGTAAATTAGTTCGTACTTCTACTGGTAAAATCGAAGCAGACAAAGGATGTCATGACGATAATGCTATGTCGTATCTCATTTCAATGTATCTTTTCTATACCGGGGATAATCTTGAACTTTTTGGTATCTCGAATAAAGTACACCCAATTTTAGGAACCATTGAAGACGAAACCGAGATTGAGTTGAATCCACAAATGGGAATGTTTACATCAACGGAACATGCAACATTTGAAGAGATTGCAATCGAAGGAATTATCGAAATGGAACAACGAACCAAAGAAATAGTAAGACGATTGCCATTTGTTCATGATGAAGTTTACTCCAATTACAAACATCAACAAGACGATGATTTAACCGATATTCCCCCTTCCTTTTTTGGCATGATATGAAAGGAGGTTCTACTCAATGGGATTGTATGCAAAAAATGCGAAATTGTATGCAGACAGTGATATGGAATTTTATATTCCGATGACCTATTTTGAGAAGAATCGATATGCGACAAATATGGGTGAATATGTTGAGACCATTGGTATTATCTATGCAAAAACCAACAATGGAAATTATCAACTATTCACAGTACCGGCAATGATCAAACTGTATGTATATACCATTCGTGAAGATGAAGTTGAAATCAATGGATCGCATATGAATGTGTATGTGTTGGAGTATGTGAAAGATTCTTATGTCATGGAACAATCCATTGTGCGTGGCATTGCCATTGCATCCAAGTTTGTAAATCTCATCCTTGGAGGAAAGTTACCATCGGCAATTTCCTACGACGATTTGATTTCTATTTGGTGGAAGAATCTAGAGATTGCCGGATTCACATTACAAACACCATCAAAGATTATGGAATTGATTCTGGCTGAAATTTATCGTAGTCCAACGAATAAGAAACAACGGTTCGGTCAAGTATATGGATCCAAGGATGGAATTTCACCATATGCATATAAAACTGGAAATGTACGTGACGTTGTTATGGAATTATCGACATATTCTGGAATCATCTTTGAGGATATGGGACGTGCAATCTCGAACGGCATAAATAATAGCGTCGATGGGATTGATGAACCGGTAAGCCCATTGGAAAAGATTATTCATTACTAGAGGAGAATCCTATATGAAAACAGAAAATGTGCAATCATTTATGGAGAAATATGATGCTGAAATGATGCATTATATTAATAACTTTGCGTCAGAACGCGGTGTGCAACTCAATGGGTTATCCTTTAAAGGGATTAACGTCAATGAATCGTTCAACGAATTTACGTCATTTCTAAAAGAATATTGTGCTAATCTATCGAAGAATGGTGTGCCAAAGAATCTCACGGTTGATGGCGTGAAAGAGAATTTCAACAAAGCAACGGAACATTCATTCGCGGAAAAGGTAAATGTAAAATACATGGACATGCCATCCATCATCGCATCCTATCTGGAACATACGACAAACATTGAGAAAGATCTTTCTCATGCAAAGTATGTATTGATGGAACACTCGATTGCACCAGAATATGTTGGCATTCTAGATGATCTTTGGGAATGTTACAATGAGAAACTATCCAAGAATTTCTATGAGATGGTTGATCATACCGTCGCATGCTCAGGATATCACACCAACAAACAGTTGTTTGGTAAGAAATCATCTTCCAACAAAAATGTTGTATTCGTATAACATTCATTCCTCGTAATGATTGGAGGAACATACTGATGAATTTATCACGTGTAATAAGTCAACTCAAAATGATGTATGGGTTGAATAGCATTACGTTGCCGTTGCGGGATGACGTGACTGGAGAACCTGCTCATCCGGAAAACATCATTCGTGAAGTATTGACAACGATGACGATTCCCATGTATTCCCAATTTGTTCCATGGGAACGTGAATTGGATGCAAATGTAAATCATCTCGAAGTAGTTGATCGCCAAAAGCATATTTATAAACTACCGCGCATGTTATGTGTTACTCCTATCATGTGGATGATTGATGTTCGTTTCCCATACACGACCGAGCGCGGAACATTTGGGGATATCGCCCCTGCATTTGGAATCAATCAATCCGTACAAGGTGTCATCACATCACAAGAAATGATGATGCTTGCTGGTGAAATGCGTGCTGAACCAACTTTTGAATATCTTGGAGAAAATCAAATTCAACTGTTTGGGTTTCCGCGCACTGTATTAACATTTATTGCTGCATGCGAACACGAAGAGAATGGAGAAACTATTCCGCAATCATGTGTCGATAGTTTCATGCAATTGGCTGAATTGGATATGCAGGTATATTTGTATAATACACTAAAGTATTATGATCAGATTCCAACTGCATTTGGAAACATTAACATGAAGATTGAAGAATACAGCGGTGCAAAGGATGCTCGCCAAGAACTTCTCAATACATGGAGAGATACATTTCATCTCGATCAAGATTACAATTTCAAATTCATGTAAATATATGGAGGAGGGATATCCCTCCTCCATATTTGTATTGCTCAGAACCCGATATTTAATCATAGACAATGTTTAAGGAGTTGAAATTACAATGGGCGTTGTAAATAAACGGATTGTACAATCCCGTACGTATATAAGTGATAAACCGCAACCACCCCCAGAAGCAAATTATGAATTAACATATCCAATTACAACCTATGATGCGGTAAAATCATCCTGGGATGATGATGCCATTACTCTTGCAGAAGATATTGAAGCCATCAAAGGAAAACTTCTTGGAGCACAACGACGAATCCCGGCAAAACCCGCAAATTATTTGATGACATACGGTGGCGTATCTGGTGAAGTTGGTTCGATCAAGTATACCACTGCAATGGAATGGAGTCGTGATGCGCAGTCGCATGGTCGGATTCCAACAGAAAAGGCGGTGGGGGATTATCTTCATCGGATTGGATTGTTAGATTCCAATGGTAATCCGAAAGATACAAAGAATATTCACTGGGAAGATATCATCGGTGTCCCATTTGCATATCGATCACTGGGAAACAATACCGACGGTTTCATCACACAAAATGTGATTACAGAGCATTTCAAGAAGCTTACTTCCGATCTAACAGAAGTTGATACGAAGCATAATACGGCAACTGAAGAAGTTCGGAAGATGCTGATCGATCATATCAAAAATGATGTTCCTCCCATTATTACACCAGGAGGAATTGGAGCAGTTACCATAGAAGAATTCCGAGCGCATGCAAATGATCTAAATAATCCACATCATGTGTCGAAAGAACAGCTCGGTCTTGATCGGGTCGATAACACGTCCGATTTAGAGAAACCGATTTCTACTGCAACACAAGAAGCGCTAACGAACATCAGCAATGTTCTTCATAATTTAAATAGTGCAAAGCCCGGATTTACTGATGTATCATATGATTTAGAAAAAGGGCTTCTCACATTATCATCCACATTGGAGTCAAAAACGGTAACGATTCCATTGCATACACTAATTTCGTCGATTACATACAATGCAAACAATCACAATCTAATGACGAGAGATTTGTCTGGGAAAAATGAACGGACGATTGATTTGTCAGAACTTCATACAGATATTGCTTCTGTTGATACCACGACCATCCGGATGAAAGTAACAACAAATACGACAAAGTCATTGTATACCATTCAATCGGAAGTTGAAGATCATTCCATTAATGAACACAAACTCGCATATGGTTCTGTATATACGAATCATCTCAAAGATAATGCGGTGAGTGCTACAAAGATTGCACCTGATTCCATTGGAGCGCGACATATTGCAAATGCATCAATTACGCTCAATAAGATTGTATCTTCTACCAATGCAAATCGTGTCCTCGGTGTAACAACCATTGGTTCAACATTGCAGTACGTACGTATCAATTCAGAAATGATGGATGATGATGCTGTGCAAGAAAACAATATTGCACCAGCAGCGATATCATCGCGAACCATTCGTGATGTAGCAATTCAATCCAGTCATATTCAAGACAATGCAATTCGTACCAATCATATTTCAAATGCTTCAATTGAACGCGTTCATCTCAAAGATAGAATTGTCGACGGTAGTGCGATTGCAGATAGCGTAAAATTGAATGGAATTCCCACCATCTCGACACCAATCCCAGAAGTAGATGATAAAGCAATTATCAATAAAGAGTTTCTATTCAATACACTTCGTTCCTATACGTTCTCAAATGAGAATTTTGTTCCGAAAACCATTGGTGCAGATAAGCTGAAACCGTCGGATGTTTCAAATCGTGTATTAATTACCGAAGATGCAACCAAAGCACCATCCTGGGCAAAAATCAACAAAGATTGCATTGATGTAAATGCAATTATGAATGGACATCTTTCCGATAATTCCGTCAGCGATCGAAACATTATGGATGGAGCCGTGATTCGACGTCATATTCGTCCACTCAGCATTGCAACAGAACATTTGATGGATTCATCTGTCGCTCCTGCAAAATTATTCAAATCGACAGAAGCGGATATGCTTCTCGGTACACTCACACTCAATAGTCATCCGGTTTATACAAAGCTAACACGAGGTATGATTCCTCCCCGTTTGATTACAGGAGAAGAAGTAAAAGACAATAGTGTGACATTAGATAAGCTCCAGAAGCCAGAAAATAATACAAGTGGGCACCATGTCATTGCCATTGATCGCGGAAATACAGATCCGGTATGGACTAAGATTAAAAATCGGATGATTGATGATAATCAGGTTGATGGTCGCACATTATTCACTACAACAGAACGAAACAAAGTATTGGTTGTAACAACACCAAACACTCCACCATTTTATGGAACAATCAACACTGAAATGATTTCGGATGGTGCAGTCGCATCCAATAATTTGCAGAAGCATAGTGTGCGAGAAGAGCATATCAAACCGTTAACACTATCGACAGATCATTTTAAACTTCGTCAAATTCGAGGAGAGCATATTGTTGAGGGAACGATTACGGGATCCGAATTGTTTCCATCGCTGAACCCAAATCGGGTATTGGGTGTAACGGATCAAAACATTCCTGTGAATTACGTTAAGATCAATCGTGATATGCTGGAACCGAATATTGTTGATGGAAGTAAATTATTCCGTGCCCGATATGACCATATGGTTATTGGTGTATATGGCGCTGATCAAGATCCTCGTTATTTGAAAATTACTTCTGATTACATTCGAGATCAAAGTATTGAATCCAAATCACTAGAACGCGATATCCTATTGCGCGGTATGCCATCTTTGGATACAACACCGATTGAAGATGGTAACCTGAGTAATATGCGTATTACGAATATCCAATATGTAAAAGACGCCATTGCAAAAGCATTGAAAAATTATGTTGCACCAACCATTCATACATTCAATCCAATTCAATTTGATGAAGTATCCAATGTTATTTCATTGAAGACAAGTATCTTTGATTCCATCATTGATACGAAGGTAAAGGCAATGTGGAACTCTTCTCCACTTCCGAATGTAAATGGTGCCGTGTCCATCGATAACCAATATTTCAAATTGACTTCACTCAAAGTACTCACATTCAGTGATGCATTTGCGCAGCAGTTGAGAGATGCTGCTGCAGGTATTGGAGGAAATCGATCCATCAAGGGAAATAAATTATTTTCTTCCAATGTTGACAATCGTGTTCTGGCTGTTCAGATTGCTGGAGATGACCCAAAATATGTTCAGGTGAATACAGAAATGATTGCAGCGGATGCAATCCGTACCATCAATATTAGAGCCGGTGCTATTACTGCAGATAAAATTGCGTCAACTCCGGTCATTCGAAATGTCAATATTTTTGATCAAACAATTACCGGTGCAAAAATTGATGTGAATACTATTACAGGAAATCATATCGTCAACAAATCCATTTCTCCATCCAAATTACGGACGGATGAAGAATATGAAAAGATTGTGATTTCACCGGATCGACCAGGAACGCATACGGATCGGAAAGTACACAACATTATTGTGTCCGCCGAAGAGCCGACGAATGCACAACCTGGAGATATTTGGTTCCGTGTTGTAAATTGGTGACAAATAGAAAGAGGGAGAAATCCCTCTTTCTATTCTCTTCGTTTTCGGAACTTTTGTTATAACCGTTAGGAATCGGAGCTGAATTGATATGAATGTAAAATATAAAAATAGTAAAGGAGAATGGGTACCAGTATGGTCAGTTCATATTATGAATTATGAACGATATTGGGAAGATGTAGAAAGTGTTGCACCGACGAAAAGAGAAGGTGCATCCTCCAAAATCATCCCATCCATTCAAGATAATTATCTTCGTGATGTGGAGATTAAAGAATTTCAATTTGTTTATTTTCGGAATGATTGGATCAAACATCCAGAACGCCCAAAGCTAACAACGAATGTATCAATTCCCTATGTGATTGATATTGCAGGAAATCATCAACGGGCATCTTTGGATGAAAAAGGTATCATTTTCCGTTATGAGCGATTTGGTAATATTACTGGAAAAATTTTATACGAAGGACACCTATATGCTGTTACAGTGGATGATGAATGGATTGATGTTGGACTATCTAATTATACAAAAACTGCTCATGATCAAGTATTTTATTTCCCATACAATGAAAAGAAACGTATTTGGATTTCTGCCAAGATAAAAAACCTAGATATTCATCCGATCATAACACACGGGTATGAAGGATTCCGTTTCTATCAATATGGATGGAACCGTGTCTTTACAACAACAGATTTCCTTATGCCGGAAAATCGCGGAAATCAAGCATTGCAAGCAGTTCGACTGACTCCAGAAAAAGATCGTATGATGCAACCCGTATCCAAACGATCGAAAACATTCTATCCAGTTGCGCTTATCGGTGTGGCACGTGATTTGAAAGAAGATAAGAGTATGTATGGGAGTACGGGAAGATTATTCCATAACATTGAAAAGGTGTTTGTTGAAAAAATCCAAACACCATTCAACATTCAACTTTTCCATACATCAACACCATATGCACAATATCGCATTCCAAAAGAAACATTGTATGAAGGAAAGATGATATTGTCTGTGTATGATACTATTACATATTAGGGAGGAAATGTATGATTAAAAAGATTCTATATACGGGGGTTCCCAATGATGTTTGTACGCCAGAACGAGCAGCGTCTTCCTATTGGAATTACAGTATGTTGGATGTACTACCTAAAGAAGGCGTCAAGCAATTTGAAGAATTTGAAATTGCACAGATGAATATGAAAAACCAAGTACTATCGGATGAAATAAAAAAGTATGATGGAATTCATCCGGATGCTGATCGTTCGATTATTGCATTATCCTCTATGCGCGATGAAGTTGTTATTTTATGTGAGTTGCGAGGTGAATCTTAATGGATATTATGGACTCAATTTTAGATTTGGATTTTGATAAACTAACACAACCAGAACAGACAGCTTTTATGGAAGGGATTCAGTATGCAGATGGAGTATTACTTTCCTATGATATGTTTACTCTGGAAGCTGTTGAAGTGAATAATAATTCACTTGTCGGAAAGGTAAAAAATATCACTCGGATGGATGCTCCTCTAAAGAATACAAGAAAAACCATTAAAGATACAGCAAGTATCTACAACCAGTTGACGGATCTTGGTGCATCTGTATTGAAACTTGCATGGGATTTGGTAATGAAACTCATTCGTCTTATGAATAAACTATTGGGATTCATTGCAAAATTTATTAATAATATCCCATCTCATTTGAATGCGATTGGAAGAGGATTGGTGTCAATCCCAAGACATATCAAAAATGCAATTACGGGCGATGTAGAATTGTACATCACCTATCAGGATGTACAAATTGTAATGGATCGCGTAATTCCATCCTTTGATACATATATGCAGTATTTGGAAAAATTAACACAGGGAGATGCATGGCGCACCGGATTCCTTCGTAGACTCCCTATCTTTAAAGATTCTGATATTGTATTAGCCAATAAAGCAAACAATGAATGGAATAAAATTTCAGCAATTAAATTTACCCCAACCCAAGTAAAATTCAGCGATGAAGTAACTCGAGAAGCATACTTTGGACCAGCTGCTATCATTAAAACAAAAAATGGAAATGTTACCTATTATGATGGACTCAATGAAATTTGCATGCATGTGAAATCATACAATCAAATTTTTAATACCATTCATCGTGATCTGAAATCAAAAATTGATCGAACGGAAGCGAACCATGAAATGGATAAATTGAATGGGGATGAAGTTGCATTGATCAATCGAACATTGAGTACGATTGGAAAATCGATTTCATTTACCAGTAAGATTGTCAATTACATCATGTCCGATAGTAATAAGATCGAATCTGCGATTAAGAAATACAATAAGGGTGCAAAATAATAAATAGGAGGGAATGATTTCCCTCCTATTTATTGTGCAAATACCATAAGGAACCTTCACCAAATCTATAAGATATTTACTTTGGTGACAGAGGAGTTTTTCATATGAAACAGACAAAGGCATTGATCAATTTTTATGCCCGTGTTGTGGCAAAAGGTCAAATGAATTTAACAGAGGTTCCACAAGAGATTCGAGAAAAAGTTCGAATTAAATCATTGGAAGAGATGCGAAAGCTGGAAGAGTCCCAGTATAAGGAACTTTGATTTAATTCTAGCCATTTATAATATAAGAAGAAAGGAAGATTAATTCCTATGGGCGAATTGAAAAATAAGCGCATTGTCCAATCCAGGGTATTTATGGATGGACATGACATGTCCCTACCGAATTATGATTATGAATTCACATATCCGGTTACCGTATACGACGCGGTGAAGAAGACCATGGATGACAATTCAGCCACGTTGACGGATGAATTGGAAGCAATTTATAATCTCCTGCGTTCTAAGCAGCCTCTGATTGAAGCAGGTAAGCCTGGACGTATTATGACATGGAGCGGAGTACAGGGTGATATTGGTAGCCTTGATGTTGCACGTTCCATTGATAAAAACCCGGTAAACCGGTCCCACAGCAAAATTCCAACCGAACGTGCTGTTGGGGAACAGCTTGATTTGAAGGCAAGCGTTTCCGATCTCCACAATCATATCCAGTCTCGTTCCATTCACATTACGGATGTTGAACGTGCAAAGTGGAATGCTCAGATTTCAGCAGCAACATTCAACTCACACGTTTCTAATACACGTATGCATATCAGTGATGCAGAACGCCGTGCATGGAATGCGAAGGCTGATGTTGCTACGGTTGAAGATCATGTTAATAATTTCAATAATCCGCATAATGTAACTGCACATCAGGCAGGTACTTATACGAGAGAAGAAATTGATGCACACTTCAAATCTCTTCGTGAGACGTTCTTCAATTATGTGAATATTGCATATGATGACCGCACGGGTGTAGCAACCGTTCATTCATATGATCCGAACAACTGGAATCCAAATTACGTTCTTTCATTTAGCCAGGCTCTTCCAGATGTTCTTGATACCACAGCAACCTATTTCGCTATTCGTCCAGCGACGGATTATAAGGTGAATGAAACAGCTGATGTTGTTATTTATCGGAAGGCTCCAGGCCTGAACTGGTTGGAAGTTGGCTCCGCAACAATGAAGGCGGGTGACATGTTCATCGCTTTCCCATCAACTGCAATGTATGTATGGATGCAGGGTCGTTTCATTCAGGTCTTTGCAGATTCTGCTGCGGATGAAGACAACCTCCATGGAAACATCTGGTATCCAAAGCTTGATGATAAGTGTGAGCTTAGTTGGGTTCTTTCTAAAGAAACCACACCTCCAACACCAAAGATCATCAAGGGTGCTGATGGATATACTCCAATCAAGGGTGTTGACTATGTCGATGGTAAGGATGGTGAAGGTGTTCCTGCCGGTGGTGTTACTGGCGAATTCCTAACAAAACAGTCTGATACCAATTATGATACGGCATGGAAATCTCCTGAGGATATTTTCACAGACTTTGTTGCAGCAGGGAAACTTCTTCCCAAGGGACTCGTTCGTTATTCCGATATCGAAGGAGCACCGAAAGCATATACAGGTCTTGGCGAAAACGATGATGGTTACATCACTCAGGCTGGAGTTACCAAAGAATTCCAGCGGTACGATAATACTATCGTCGAGCTCCAGGGCAAGGTTGATGGACCAACCGGTTCACAGCAGACGCGCACCGATCTTTTCAATCATATCAATGATTATAACAATCCGCACCGCATTACTGCGGAACAGATTGGATCCGTATCGACGGTAACATACAATAGTCATATTACAGATTTTAATAATCCGCATAATGTGACAGCTGCACAGATTGGACTTGATCGTGTAAACAATACAGCGGATGCTGACAAGCCAATTTCTGCACAGACCCAGCTTGCATTGGATCGTATTACATCACAGATCAATCAAATTAATGATGGTCTGGACGGAAGCAAGTATATTTCTTCTGCTGAATGGGATCCTCTCAAGTCTGCAATTATTTTTACACGGCGTGATGGAAATAAAGTTGAACTTGTTCTTCCAATCACCGATACATTTGGAAAAATTACATTTGATTCAGCAACATCAGAACTCGTGATTCCTCTTCCCGATGGGACAAAGAATCGAATCAACATTTCATCGATGATTCGTGTTTACAATGGTTCCACATCGGAAAATATCCAAGTTACCGTTGGCGACGACAAGGTTATTCGTGCTACTGTCATTCCCGGAACGATTGGTGAATTTGAAATTGCGCCGAATGTGAACCTACGAGAATCTCCAACGACGACAACCCAGGCGGTAAGCGATCGAACGACAAAGATTGCGACGACGGAATATGTCAAGAATCAAGTGATTAATAATCTGATTTCTTATGATTCTGATCGTCCTCTTTCCGCAAATATGGGTCGCGTTCTGAATCAGACGAAGGCAGACACGAAAGACGTTATTGCACTCATCAATGATATTGAATTAACTCGTGTTATTGATTCTCTTGAGTCTCTTGATCCGACAGCTGCACTTTCCGCAAACATGGGTCGGTATCTCGATTTGATCAAGGCACCGAGAGTTCATACTTCTCCTTCTGGATCTACCTATGGTCAGGCAACAGCAGATCTCTTTGGTCATGTTCGTGCATCTGAAGTTGATCCATTGATGGATGGGATTGTATGGCAGGGTACGGATGACGGACGATATGCGCGAGCAGACCATCGGCATCCGACTGATATCACAAGAGCACCAATTCAATCTCCGCATTTTACGGGAGAACCGAAAACAGATACTCCGCCGAATGATTCAAATGATAAGCGTATCGCAAATACGGAATGGGTACGGCGGAATATCATACCTGCCATCTATTGTGTTTGTGACACCAATGGGAATGATCCGAATAAAATTGCAACCGTTGTTAATCCGGCCGTACCAAATTTCCCACTTATTTTGCAGACAGGAACACTAATCAATGTACGTTTCAAAAATACATTGACGGTAAATAATCCAAAGATGAATGTTCAGGGTACTGGTGCGGCGCCAATGATTTTCCAAAATCAACCACTGGTTGCTTATGACACAGACAATATCAGCGATCATCTGTTTGTCTATGATGGATTTAATTGGCGCCTCATTAATAAATCCTCAAATTCATCGGAAGCTCTGGAATTCCCAAAAGATTATATCGGTGATACTTATTTCACACCATTCGATGGATATACAACGGATGAATATGATGGAACGACGGATACCTATGGTGCGGTAACGCGCGCACTTATTTCCATCAAATATAATTCAACAAAGTTGATTGGTACGACACTTGAAATCTCAAATCATCCATCGCATTGGGCTCTTGCATTTGGTGATGGGTCGATTATTCCTGTAAAAGATCCTTTGATTCTTGCACAAACGAAATATGGTGCAACAGTTAGATTCACACTAACATCAGAATACCCATCCAACTCTCCATGTATTCTTATCATGAGACATCGAGATGCATATATTCGAGTCAGTCCGATTGCTGTTACAGTTACACATATTCCTGTAACATCGATTGCGAATATTCCGACTAGCATCAAGACAGGCGAACCATTTAACCTGAATCTTTGTTATGCGCTTCCACCAACAGCATCGTATCGAACAATTGTATGGTCAATTGCGAATGCCGGTACAACAAATGCGACAATCACCAATAATATTCTACAGAGTGGAAAATCTGGTACAGTTCAATTGAAAGCACTCATTAAGTATGGCTTGAGTGAAAGTCAAGACTACGTGGTGACGAAATCGATCAATATCATTTCTTCTGGCATTGTATTTACAAAACAACCAGTTTCAAATATTTCGGTCGATTTTGGACATATTACGGAAAAGCTTACGGTCGCAGCATCTTCCAGTGATGATATTCTGGAATATCAGTGGTATTATCGCGATACTGCAACGGATACACCTGTAACAGGAGCAAATAGTCCAACATTTAATATTCCAGCAAATCTTGCAAAAGGAACATATCGATACTTCTGCCGTGTCTCGGTAAAGGATGATCCATCGCATAAATTTGTTGACTCGATCATCTCAACGGTTACTTGTTTGAAAAAGGCAACAAATGTTGCTATTACCAATAAACCGACGCGTCCACTTCTTACATCTTCAACATACCAATTACAAGTTACAGTAACCCCGTCTGATGCAAACTCTCACGTTCGATTCACATCATCGAATCCATCCATTGCGGAAGTTCTCGATAATGGTACAATAATCATTGGATCGTTGGCAGGAACGTCTACAATCAAAGCAATCATTGATGGTGTAGAAGATTCATTCCTTCTGACGGTTGCTGAAATGGTTCAAATTTCATCAATTACTGGTATTCAAACATCCATCGAGTCTGGTAAAACAATTACACTCAACCCGGTAATTTCTCCATCAAATGCAACATTCCAAAATATTGTATGGAGCATTGCAAATGCAAATACCAATATTGCAACTATTACCGATGGGAATAAATTGAAGGTGGAAGGTTCTGGTAAAGTTGTTATCCGCGCGACCGTTCTCGGCGATAATGGATATAAATATACACAGGACTTTGAGTTAGATGTTACGGCAGCATTTGTTCCAGTTACGAATGTTACATTCGATTTCGATCATCTATTCACTGGAATTCCTGGAACACTTGGCCGCACCGTCATACCTGCGAATGCAACGAACACATCAACGATATATGAAATTATTTCTGGAACAGGTCGTATTGTTGGAAATACTCTTGTTTCTGATACGGTTGGAACAATTAAACTTCGTATTCGGATCAAGAATGGTAAAGCCAATGGTACCGATTTCACAAAGGATTTCGATATCGATGTTCGGAAATCTACTCCACGAGTACTTGGAATTACAACGATGACGACTCGTATTACAACGGCAACATCTATAATTCCAATTGTAATTTCTGGAGATGCAACAGATTTGAAGCAATATGATGTTACTGTTACTTCTGATCTTGGAACAGCTACATTCGATTATGATAAAAATGAAATTACGCTAAAGATTACAAATCCTCCAATCTCAACCACAAATATTGCACTCACAGTTCATCTGCATGATAAGAATAATATTTACGCCGATAGTAGCTATCGTCTATTTGTGGAATATTATACAAATAATATTGCAATTGAAGATATTCAATTAGGTACATTGAGGCGCTATCTTGCACAAGGGTATTCAATGGAAGATGTATATCGATCCGGGAATGAAAACATTATCGATCCCATCCCATATCCAAGTAATGCAAACTTTACATATTTTACTCTTACTGCAGATCCCGCAAATACAATTCAGATCGATGATAAGGGTAATGGTACCTGGGAACTTGATCCGGATAAAGTTCCATCCACAGGCGGAATTGTAACATTCACAATTGATGCAGTACTATCGGTTGGCGGTAACGATATGGTTGTTAAGAGTAAGCGGTTTACAATTAATATCGGCGAAGCCCTTCCAGATATTACAAAATTTGCACGCAAAGCCCCAGTTACAAAGTTGGAAATTAATAAACAATACAATTTGGATGATATTGTCGAATATGAACCAAGTCTTTCTGGAAAGACAATGTATACGATCAATGATATTCCAAATGATGAAGGTGATCGTATCATTAAATTCACTGATAGTGATACTGCAACATATATTTCATCCGATAGAGAAGGATATGCGTATCTTGTTCTTTCTCGATCACTTTCTACAAAATATCCGGTTCCAACAAAGGATCGCAAGCAAAAATCTGATTTTGATCCAATTCAGGTACTCAAAATTACATTCCATGATCCAAACCGAATTATTCCGGAACAGCTACATTTTACAGAATCCAATATTGAACTTAAACATCGTGATGAACAAACATATCGAGTTGTTACAAAAATGAATATTGAAGATTCTGCAAATAATCAAATTAATTATGATGATTGGGATATTGTGAATATAACGTCTACAGTGCCGACAAATACTCCGAATACAACGAATTATGATCCGGCGCAGCATGGAGATAAGTTTGAAATTGAATTCAATGGGATTCCGGGAAATCTAGGTAACCCAATTCCAATTACAGTTATGGCGACACTAAGGGATACTAAGAAAATTAACGAAGATATTACAATTACAAAATTGATTAATGCTACATATGTCACACCCATCCCACATCATATTAATGAAACATCTATTTACGTTCATTCTAATGGTTCAGAATTTACTAATGATAAGAGTATTCATACCTCTGGTGGTGCCGGAATTAATTATTCTGAGTGGGAAATATTAAGCGTTAGCGCTACTAATCCAGATATACCAACACTTAGTGTTCGAGCGGAGATGTCGGGTACCCCAGCCAACAGTTTTAAGATTATTACAAAATCAACAAATCCAATAGCACAGTCAAGTGTTGCTAATACACAAATTACTATCGTGCTAAAACATAAGCATGGTCTACCGAACGTTTCAATCACACATGCATTTAGGACACATATTATATAATTAATTCTGAATAATTAAATAATTCAATACAATAAATAAGAAGGGAGTTAAACTCCCTTCTTATTTTATTTATTTTTCCGATAACAAAATATGCAATGATGAAAATATCTGAGAATCATAAGGCATTGCGATACTTATATATTTTCATACTAATAGGATGAAGCCATATCCTAAATTTCATTTCATACTTTAAAAGGAGGAATAAAAAATGGCTAAGACAATGAAGGACCTGCTCGGTAAGGATGCAGGTAAGATGGTAACGGGTCGAGGGGTATTCAGCAAGAGCGGCTTTGCAGATCTTGTACATTCACTTGTGAATGATCCCAACTACAAGGTTGGATCAGTGAACAAGGATGGTTCAAAGAATGAGCTTTCCATTCACGATGCAATTGTTGCAGATCTGAAGAAGACGCTTGACACTGCAAAGTATCCGCAGAAGGCTGAAGCAGGAGTCCTCGACACAGTCGAGATCTCCACAAAGAATCTGGCAGAGGTCATTCCTCACATCGTGATGGAGCAGATCAAGACCGGTAAGAAGTTTGATCTTCCTGCCCAGGAGAATGTTGTCGGCGGCATCTATCTTGCAGACAACCCCGGTAAGGTCAAGACGGGTCAGATCCGTGACATGAAGACTGGCCAGGTAACTGGCTCGTACGAAGTCACGTATCAGGATTCGGTTCAGATTCGGGCTAAGAGCCCGGTTCCGAAGAGCCTTCAGAAGAAGGTTAAGAAGGACCTCAATGGCAACGTTGTGAAGTGATGTCTTCTTTTGACTTCACCTCAGATATTGAGCAATTATGGAATTCTAGATTTCCCAATGCATCATCCATCGAACCAGTCGGCTGTATTGGCGACTGTGTCGTAGTGAAATATCCAACATTCTATATCAAGGTATATACGGTAAACAACGGATTGTTTACTGCTGAGATATGGAATTATGATATTGCGCATATGATTGCATCTGGGAATCTAAATGATGATAGCTTATCATCATTTGGCAGACGGTGCTTCAAGGATGATGATGCCCCTGCTGTTTCCAATGTGCTCGCACAGTTGATGGTATCAGATCATCCGGAATCATACTGCAACTGTTGAAAATAAGGAGAGGGATGATCCCTCTCCTTATTTTTATTTCAATATAGAAAGGATATTTGGATGAATCTTTCTACAGGTTATCATGATACATTTGGAGGCGGACGAATTATTCTCTTATACAGTGGAGGAACCGATTCCAGTCTCATTTTATATGAACTCCTCGAACGATTTCCAAATCACCCAATTTATACTGTTTCATTGAATCCGCCTTTTCTAGATAAAATGAAATATGAATCAGAACTAAAAACGCGACGAGCATTCATCAAGTATCTTTTAAAAGAAGGATATCCCATTCGTCATCAAGAAATTTCCATACAGCATCAGGTAATTCCTGAAATGGAGCCATACGATGATCAAATACTTAATGTATCACCTGGTGGATGTCCGCAAGCAGTTTACTGGTTATCTACATTACTAATTTATTTGAAATCGGGCGATCGTCTGTATTATGGGTTACTTGGAGTTGACGATAATAGTTGGTGTGCTTCGTACTATATAGAAGGGATGAAATACTTTCTAAAAACATTGGATCGGAAAAATATTTCTCTTCATGTACCATTGATCTATAGAAGCAAAGATTATGTAATTCAAAAATTATTTGAATATGGAATTTATGACTATACATGGCATTGTGAAACTCCTTATGAAGAAAACGTTCCATGTTTGGGGTGTAAACCCTGTATGGATCATCTGAAAGCATTAGCCGGTATTGCTGAATTTCATGAAGATATAGAGATTCAAAAGAAAGCGAGAGTGTTGGTAGACGAAGCGAAATCCGTCATTACAAAACGTAGTACTGAACGAAAAGAACGATTGGATCAAATTTTACGCAAGTAAAAGAAAGGGGAATGTTCCCCTTTCTTTTTTATCGCCTTTTCACATTCTATTAATGAAACAACACCATTTGATAGGGGTGAAGATATCGTATGTTAAATCGTGAACATTCTCAAATCACATATGAAGATTTGAGAAGATTTTTGGAACATATTCGTTTGGAATATCGACGATATGTCATCGATAAAACATCGGAACATTCCAAATCGATCATTGACATTGGATATGATAACCGACGAATCGCCATCGGCGATGTGATTACGGTCCATGAGAAAAAGTATGTTCTTGCATCCATCGATAAAGTAACAAATGCATCTCCCTTGCTCGTTGTATTATCTCGTGTGGAAGAAACCAAATTGGAAGTACTTTCCTATGGTGTCATTCCTGTGCGGATGAACAACTTAAAACGGGATAGCATTGTTTATCTTGGAGAAGATGGAAAACTTACCAACGAAAAACCGGTCAAGTCTCCGAAATATTTGATGGGTATTTATTCGGACAGTCTACTTCTTATTTATCCGCGACAATTGAGTACGCTAGAAGAGATTGATCCGGAAAAGCTAAGAAAATTATTGCAAATTGATAAAGTTGATAATACTTCCGATCTTGACAAACCGATTTCAAATGCGACTGCAGCTGAGTTCAATCGTGTCATGAATACGATCCGAACATTGCACGAAGCATTGAAGCGGCAACTGGAAGATCATATCAACGATAATGAACGCCATATCACTGCCGCAGAGCGATTGAAATGGGATGATATTGGAGACAAACTCAAAGAACACGTTGAGAATGAATCCATTCATATGACCAATGCAGAACGGCAGAAATGGAATGATATGACGCCAATGGAAAAGTTCCTGGCTCATATCAATAACAAAACCATCCATCCTGCAATTGGCGGATATGATCAGCTTGATTTACGGTATGCAAAAAAGTCGGACATCCCAACAGTTCCAACCAAGGTTTCTGCATTTGAGAATGATGCAAAATATATTACAAAGGATGATATTCCGGCGATGGATCTCACAAACTATGTGAAGAAGACCGAGTTGGATACAAAACTATCTGAATATCCAAAGAAGAGTGATTTATCGGATTATCTAAAAAAATCAGACATCGATGCAAAACTTGTAAATTATCAAACGAAATTAAATTTATCAGATTTTATAAAACATTCTGATGTTTCACCATGGAATACAACAGATATTTATGTCTCTTATACTGAACAGGAGCTTATTCTTGTCGATTTCGATGATATAAATAAAATGTTTGATGCTCTACGGGCATATTCGAACCCTTCCTCATATTATTTTGGAATCAATGTTGCTGCCAGATATCAGATATTTCGAGCAGGCTATATGAAAGTCCAACCTAATATATTTAATATTCACGATCGTGCTAGTGAAGTTCCGATGAATTCCATTACTGTAATTACAAAGAGCCTAACAGAAACCGGAGTAAAGGAGGGAACGTTTGGGATATTGGTTCGGAATAAAAATGGTAAGCATTTTATTGGTAACAATAGAACCACTACCGTTCCATCGACACCTCCAACTCCACCAACGCCAACCCCATCGGTTGGGATTGCAACAGAAACAAAAGCAGGCATTGTTCGCCCGGATAATACAACGATTACAGTTGATTCCAATGGCATCATTACAGCTCATACAACACATATCATGGCAACAACGGATAAGATTGGTAGTGTAAAACCGGACGATGATACAATTGGGATCAAACCGAATGGTGCTCTCTATGTAAAACGTCAAGGAAGTAATAAGCTTGTTCAATTAACTGACGTTGATTCTACAAATCTCAATAAAAAGGGCGGATTTGCTCTTTTTGTAAAAGATGATGCTTCCGGTTTCGAATTCCGGAAACCTGGAAATGCATTTAACCGTCATTTTGAAAAAACGGTACATGCAAACGACTATCAATTGGTATATGATTTTACGCAACATATCAATACGGCGATATCTGCTTCCGTTGATATTGGAAATATCAGTACAGAGAAACCAGTTCAGGTAAAATTTGTTGGTAAGAATGGTGGAGAAATTGTAGAAACGATATTTAAGTCATACTATATGACAATTCCAGAACGAGAGTTCTATGTTTCTATGTATATACTTGGCCATGCAAAAGTATCAATCGATATATTGTCACTTGCATAAGAGAGGAGAATATTTATGCCAATATTATATACGCCGAGACGAGCAGAAGTTCCCATCGTTCGTGTTGCGGAATTTCGGGGAGATGGGCTCATTATAAATGGGCGCGTTGTTGATTCTGAGATGCGATTGATGAACCGAAATCTAGCTCAATTGAATACCGTTAATGGGAACACAATGATTGGGCGGAACTATATATATCTTCCATATAGACTTACAACATATGGAACCGGTGACAATCGTGAATATCAATGGAATTGTATGATTAATCGCATCGATGCAGATGTAAGTAGCGGTACAGCAAATTCAGAATGGATGCGCGATGTATGGTTCGACCCCGCAAATGAAGATCGCAATTATATCATTGCCGGCCTATTAAAAAATTATCCGGATAAATCGATTGATAAAGAACCTCATATTATGAAGCTCGATCGTAACGGGAATATCCTTGCAAAAGCGAGGATTACGTTGAATTATCCGAAGATTCTACATGTTACTGATAAATATATTGCCATTATTGGGATATCCCTCGGAATGGCCGGGTACACTGACATTGGTTCATGGATATGCTATATCATATTACTGGATGCAAATACGCTGGAATTTATTAAGTACACTGACCTTTATAATGTCGCCGACTATAAAGGGGTTCCATATGCATGCTATATGCCAAATGTTTTATATCGTGACAGTAATATCATCGCGATGATTGGTAAACTTGGCGAAGTGTTTTATGTTGATATTAATGATCGATATAAATGGTATGTTTCACCAATCAGAAATGGAAAAGTTGCAGATATCCGAACTGGAACTTATAGTCCACAGAACGTTTACCCGCAGGCTTCGCCATTGCGGACATATACTGCAGCAATGAAGAATGGCTATCATTACGCATTTGATGCTTGGCCTCTTACCGATGGATTACCGATCAAATGGTGTGCTGTCAGATTCAACCCGGATACAAGGACATATGATTCTTATAACGGAAACGATAATACTGTCATTTGGGATTCATCCATACCGCAGGATCTTCGAAACATCAAGAGATTCCAAATGCCTTCTTCCACAACAGATACTTATACTAATGCCTGGCTAAGTAATGGATTCTTATGTTACAAAATCTCAGATACAAAGTTCTTCCAATATCAAACACTTGTAAGTGGAATGCGTAATGAAGATGGTGTCAAAGATTATGTAACCACGTGGTGGATCGTTGAAATCGATGCAAATGATCCGAAGATTCTACATGTACGAGCTGCTGGTCGTATGGACCACCCATATCGTGAAGAAGTTATGATTCATTCAGGAAATAAATTCATCTTCTGTTTGGAAGGGCAAGCATTCCATGAGTATATCGTTAAACCGGAAACAAATACGGTTGAACTCACCCGAAATATCAGAACACCGAATGCATGTTCTGCCGGATTGTTTAATGGTGTATTTTGGTGGGTCAATAAAAATACAAACGAGCTTCATTATGAGATTGAAAAATATTATGATCTGAATGCCAATGTATATAACGTTGACGATGGATTCATCAAACCAGAAGTAATGTTACAGGATGCTGATACACCCGGGACAAATACATATCGCATTTCCGTTTACGATAAATTCCATAATCGTGTTGCCGTGAAACTTCGTCTTACTGCGGTTGGGGCTATTACATTTGATGATAATACAAAGAGTCGAATGGTTGATACATTAACAACCGACGATCTACAAATTCCGCTGATTGTTACAGGATCCGCAGAAAACTATATTCAAGTCGAAGTTGTAGGATGATGGGAGGATGTCATATGATTTACAATAGATCAGAAAGACGCTTAGAATATCCAACATGTAAAGCCATTGAAACTCCAAATCATCTTATCATCAATGGATATTTATATGATAAGAAAACCTTGACGCGTGTATCTACAGAGCAAATTGATGTTGGGTGGAATAATTATGTTCAGAATAAATATCGACTAGGTGTTCGCTATCGGTATTTTAATATCATACGTCCAGATGCAACTTATGGCACTGACTACTATAAGTCGAATGTGTTCTATGATCTCGTTGATGAGAATGGCTATATCAAGAGCACTGCTATGTGGATCGATCAAGATGATCCATCTATTGAATGGGTATGGAGCGGGGATTCCATACTAAAGATCGATATCCATAAGAAAACAGTGAAACGTATTAATGGCGTTTTTAGTACAGGGTATGATATATATGCAAGTATGGAATTGGGTCAAGATTCCCGATATTTATATGCTATTGCACAGGTGAATTCAGGAGGATATTCTGCACATCTTGCACATGTATTCGTTTTTGATAAAGTGATGAATACAATTACAAACCCCAACGGTTTGTATTATGGAGGATCCTATTCATCAAAATTTCAAATCATTCGAAAAATTGAATCACTGAATCTTGTATATGCTCAAGTTTCAGTATATGCCAATCAATATTTCATTATCCTGGAATGCGCAAATGGAACGATTATAGAAAAGAAACGATTAGCCAGTATGATTTCAGTTGCAAATGCAGGGGATAGTATTTTATCAAAAAATAACCAAAATTATACATCGATTGCTTTTGATTGGATGAATACACCAACAGATACTCCGTATTTCAAAGTATTTAAATTTGATGACAACAATATTGTCAAAGTAGATGATGTTGCCATTCACGATGATATAACCAGGCTGAAGAATATATCCACTGTGATTAAATCAAAATATCCGAACAATGCAACGGTACAAGGATATTCGGAAGCAGAACTTCGAAAGAATTTTATTAAATTAAATGCTTCCGTCACATATGAAGGATTCCGAACTGTTCGGATGGGTCCGAATGATGAATTTATATTTACCGGTGTAAAATCATCCCGTAATCCATATGATCGTACATTTGATGGTCCTGGATGGCGATGGATGGCCGTCTGGAAACAAAATAATCCGGACACTGATCCACTCGACATGACAATGACCGACTGGTATCGTTATAAAGAATTGAATGATGCTGCACCTGGTGTCATTCTTACTTCTCTGGATAAAATATGTCATAATACGATTATCCAATATCTTGGGGAGAATGGAGTTCGACTCTATCATGTAGATGCGCAAGGAAAATTGCACTGGGATGATATCTATCGCAACGACTATTGTGATATTGGATTTGATGAATTCGGTCGACTTTACATGTCGAATATCAACAATTCCGACGTTGATATTTATACGGAAAAATCACCAACAGAATTGATTCTTGACTATGAGAATTGGTATACGGATGCTTTCTTTGAGATGTCACGAAATGGTGGTCCAGTTACGAAGAAACTCATGATTACATCTAAGAATATTTACAAACGACCAGTTCCGGCAACGTATGAACTTGCACTCAGTGGAAATGCTGTCTTTGCTTCAACCGGATCTAAAATTGTTCGTGGCGTAACAAATAATCTTGGAAAAGGTTCAGAAGAAATTAAATTCCTAGCACCCGGAACCGTTGTAAATATTTCAAAACGAATTGTATATAACAACGAATTATCTATGGCATAGGAGGTGAATATCATGGGAGTATTTACCTCTTTTCAACAACAGTTGACAAAAACAATTACACGGTTGGAATACCCTGAACTACCACCATATCGATGGTCACCGATCAAGGAAAAGTCATTCATTTCGGTTCTTCCAACAAAAGATGGTCTTGCACCGATTCCATTAGTTAATCCAAAAAATTCTTCTAATCCCAATGCAAATTTTGCCCCATTTGAAGGAACCTATCCAAATCTTGGGGATTATTTTACTCCAGGTCGTAAAGTGATGGAACCTTCCAAAATTCAATTCATTGCAGTCGAAAAATATACAACAGCATCCGTTTTACGGTTTCAAAAAAATATATCTGGTTGCGTATCAAAAGTACTAAATGATCGGTATACCCCTAAAGAACAGCCATTGATTGGGTCGAATACTCCATTCTATGTAGCAGATGCAATACAAAACGTGAAGTATCGTTCTAATGTATTTCATAGTCCAGCATTTTTCTCATCCGAAGTTTCGTATAAATTGACTGAAGGACTTGGGGATACAATTAAGAAAACTTCATTCAAATCATGGCTCATCAAAGAAGTGAATCCTGGAATCATCAATGAAGATTTGGATATCACGCTGGAAGTATATCGTCTATCCGAATATCGGTTCAATTTCCCAAATCATTATCTTGATGGACTTTCTCCTAACGAGATTGCAAGAGTGGAAGGAAATACATTAATCATATTCACGCATTGGATTGGAGAAGTTATGCTCTATACCAATCACGCAAAGATTAAGGTTCGAACACTACCCGGATTACGTTCACGTAAAATTAACTTAAGTGGAATTGGGCCCTAAGAAAGAGAGGTCTTTTATCATGAAGGACAAGAATAAAACCATTGAAGAAATCAAGGCTTCCATTGGTCATGTACCAGAACATCTCATCTCCGATTATAATCGCATCGATTATAATGCAGATTCGATTACAGTAATGGAAGCAAAGGCAGAAGCAATTCTGAAGGAATATGAGCGTACGAAATAAGAGGTGAGTCGATTGCTGAACAAAATCAAGAAACTAATTCTTGAACGCAAAAAAGAGCAGGAAACTGCAAACCTCATTTTTGAAGCAAATCAAGATACTGTTGATGATTTGATTACAAATGATGAGGATGTTCCGGATAACGATAATACGGATGATTCCGTAACTGATGCCGTTGATGATGATGCGGTAGAAGATTCCACAGAACCAGAATCATTTGATCTAAACGATGATGATATGGATCTGATGAATGTGGAAGTAAACCTTGCATCGAACACAATTACAGATACCATCCCAACACCACCGGATAGTGCACCAGATGCCGTTCATGACGTTCCAGATGATTCATCCGATGATTCTTCTGATGATGTTGAAGATATCGATGTGGATAGTCATCCGGACGATGATGTTGATACGGAAGATATTCAGGTGGACGACCATGAGCCGATCACAGAATCCGTTGTTGACAATGATCCAGTATTCAAATATTATGGAGATTATCTATGGAAAATCCAAGCAGAACTTCATAATATTTTTGATGAAGTGATCAAAGATGATGCATTTAAATTGATTTCCGGCAATAAGGAACTTGTAAAAGAGATCCATAGAGTTGGGAAAAATAATGCATATGCAAATAATGAACGCATTGTAGTTTTCGATGGCAATCAGGTATATGAAGAAAATCAGAATGCAATCCCAACGATTGCGAAAGCATTTGCTGAAGTAGCAAAACGGTACACAAATAGTCATCCGGATGTAAAGAATGTATTTAAACTTTCATCATCCGGTTGGATTGATAAACTTGATCAAATTCCAGGAATTGAGATTTATCTTCATATCCCAAAGAATGTTGAACTCAATCTGAAGGGTGACGTAAAGAAATTTGCAGTATCCTATGCGAACGATACATACAAAAATTTGACCGCATCCATATTGGGATTAAATCTTCTTGCTCAGAAAGAGAAGATTGATTTCACATTATCGGGTGACGCAAAGATCGTTGTCAAGGAAGGAAATATTCTTCAGATTGGCGATAAAGAAATTCGAATCGATAAGATTCTAACGCCTTCTATTTTTACAAGAATTGCAAATAGGATTTTCAAAGAATCGGTGGATGATTCCATTGGAGATATTTTTACAGAAGAAATTGTTTTTGGCGATGAAGATACATCATCGGATAAGAAAGACGAATCCTCCAATGATAAGAAAGATGATTCTAAGGAAGATAACACTGTGACGAAGCAGGTCAAAGATGAAATCAACGATGATGTTGATAACATGAATATCGACGACGATATGCCTGTGGATGATAACACCACATCTTCCGAAGATACTTCATCGACAGATGATATTTCTGACATGGATATCGATGACGATTCAAGTTCGAATAGTTCATCCATGGATGATGATATCATTGATGATGATATTCCGGATGTTGGAGATTCGGATAATACATCCAATGGAGACAATCATGCAGAAGTTCTTGATCGACTCTCAAATGTTACACAGGAACTTGAAGAGATTAAGAAGAATCTATATTCTAATATGCAGAGCTAAAATAAATGGGAGGGAATATCTCCCTCCTTTTATTTTCAAAGGAGGTGTTTTTCATGGATGGTGAGAAAAACATTCCATATGGCATACTAAAACAAGCATTTATGAAATTGGAGTCATTTACCGAAGATATGCATGAATGTTTGAACTATGATATGTCTGCGGAAGATAAATACGAATGCAGTCAGATGATGGAAGTGGCAACAACCATGTCCATGCGAATTCTCAACATTGTTCGACAAGGAATGAACGAAGAAGATTTCATCAATGAAAAAGTAAATATGGATACGATAGGTCAATTCCCCGAACATTCGGAAGAAATTGAAGATATTGAAATTTGAATCTATACGGGAGGGTATGTACCCTCCCATATTTATTTTTATGAAACATCATGCTATCGGAACGGATTCTTAAGGTACAAATGTAAGTATACTCCAATTCGATAGGAGGTTTATTATCGTGGCAAATCGGAAAGTAAATTCCGTATTGGAACGGGATATTTTCTCGGTCAAAAACGAAGAATTAGCAACAGCATCTCAAATTGATATCATTTATCCAAAAACAAATTTGGATCAAGTAATTGATTCCACAGATCCAACACATAAAACGTTACGTCAAATATTAGATGAACTACGAACGAGCATTAAACAAATGGGTGTCGGTAAACTTGTATTTCCCGTAACGTCCGTAAATAATATGCGTGGTGATGTTCATATTACATCGGCATCACTAAATCTTGGGAGAGTGGATAATACATCCGATATGGATAAACCACTTTCGCCATTACAAAAGACATCGATTATGGATATTCTAAAGAATTATAAATTCGATGTCAATCTGGATGAAGTATATGCCCACATGGCAAATACGAATAATCCGCATAATGTCACGCTGGAACAGTTGAATGCTTCTGGCGATTTCACTGATCTCATCGATAAAAAGATCCGAGAACATTCATGGAATGAATCGCCATCCGTTCACCGTGACATTCGTCAGAGTTTAGCAAGACTATGGCATTATGTGGATGAAATTTACAAAGAAGATATTTCCAAAAAGATTGAATATACCAATTCAAATTTTGAAGCACATTTGGTTGATCCATCTGCACACAAGATTCTATTTGATAAAAAGGAAAATGTAGCTCATAAAGTTAATGCACTGAACAAAGCTTCTGCAGACTATACAACATATCCAACAACACGAGCCGTTATCAATTACATTGATTCTGTAAAAGATGCCATTGTGGAAACAATTCCGCAAATCGATCATTATATTGAAACGGTATATGTGATTGATAAAGAGTCGGATCTTCCTATTCCAACCAAAGCAAACAAAAATCATGCATTTATTATTCGCCATGGAAGTGCGAATGGCGGTAACGCAATTGCAGTTTCATTAGAACTCGCCCCTAATACATATAAGTGGAAAATCGAATCTTTTGGGGCACTTCCAAACTTTGATAAACGATATTTCATCACAAAAAATGGAACGGTTACTCTTGACATGGCAAAAGTTTATGCAGCAAATGATGTTGTAACGAAAGCCATGAAGGATAAATTGGATAAACTTTTGGGGAATGAATCAGAGTGGAATACTACACTCGACAATACGGTTCGTGAAATATTGGCACGTTCCTATATGTTGCGTTCCGAAATCGAAAATCGATTTGTTCAAAGCGTTCAAATTTCTCCTGGTACAATGAATGGATATATTGGTTATTCAATTAACAATAATCCATCTACTTACAAAGAATTTCGAGTCACTGGATTGCAATCGCTGGCATTCTTGGAAAAGGTTACCGAACGAGAAATTCAGGAACAGGCAATCGAAGAGCGACATTACCGTTCTGACTCTATTCCATCAAGAGCATATCAAGAAGCATCCATTCAGCGGAGGCATCTTGCATTTGATCTGATTACAACAATATTCAACGATGTCTTACACACGAAGCATTTCAAACTCGATCCATATGGTAAGATTGGTGTCGATGTCGGTGAAGTATTAAAGGATCTTCCAGATGTAAAAGCTGCAATTAAAAAAGCAATCGATACGCTTGACATCAATCATATTCTGAATTATACATTCAGCCCGGATTATTTTATTATTGATCCGAATAAATCCATTCGACTCAATATTGAGAAGATTTCTTCAACGTTGCGAGAAATCGATAATCTATTCGGATATATCGTTCCTCCAGGAGATTTGTCGGATTTACTCCACATTAAATTTCTTAATCCGACGAATTTTCATTTAAGTGGAGATGGAACGCTTTCTTTGAATCAAAAGATTCTAGAAAAACTTGACAATCTTTCCAATATTGGAACGACGGGAATCAATAATCTATTGAAAGAATATTTTGTTGAGGACCGGAATGGAAATTCAACCCTGAATGAAGATATCATTAAAAAGATTGCATTGATTGTCCGTGATCATATGATGAATGGACAAACTGGAATTAATGCAAATCCGGAACTATGGCATGATAAAGAACCAACAAGCCTTGGTGGAAACCTATATGGGTGGAGATTCCAGGGATATATTACAACAACAAAGTTTACCCTCAGTACGATTACGCTATCGACGGCAATCACATCGTTGGATTGGGATATCGTACAAATGGGCGGTATGTTGGAAATGGATCAAGCATATCGGTTGCAAGTTGCTGTTGGATCTTATCATGATTGGAAGAAGGAATATAACGAAGAGATTCGTACCTATGAGAAGGAGTTCAATTCATCCATTTATCTCCACAATGATGGGTTGAGACTCCTAAGTCATAGCGACGCGGATCGTCGAAAGGCAAGGTATGATGTATGGGTGATCCTTCGCCGTACAACACAATGGTAGGGAGAGTATATGATTACAAATCTATTGGAAAAAACAATTCAGATTCGAAAGCCTCAATTTGAAAAGTTTATTCTATCGATTTTCAAAACATCCAAAATGGAACGACTGTCGTTGGATTTGGATGCCATTTCATTTCGTACACGATACATGATTAAACATGGTAAGGACCTTTCGTCCTTACCATTGTTGCAAGAAGAATTTACAAAGAAAGCATTGGAGTTACGTAATGTTTTCGGTATTACCATGCGTGTATTTATGGATGAATATGTTGGGTATGGAGAATTCAACCAATCGGATCTGATTGATGTTTTAGCGGAAGATGTTAAAATGGACTCTTCCTATATTACATTTACCATCAATATTATATCAAATAATATTGACTATCTCAATTATGTTGATAATATCTTATCCAAGGAAAAAATATTCAATCTATATCCGAATGAGTATTTCCGATTCTATTCCGATTCCTATAATGATGGGATTGCCAAAGCATATCCAGAATTATTTGAAAAGGAAAAACAAAATATCCAGGGAGAGGGTGCAGATCAGGACATCTTCGTTCACTCATTTACATTTCAAACATCAGAGAATTGCTCCCTATCATGCACATACTGTTATCAGATCAATAAATCTCCCATGAAGATGACATTTGATATTGCCAAAAAATTTGTGGATGACCTTCTTCATGATAAGTACGACTATATCAATCAGCATAATTCTCCTGCAATCATTTTGGAATTCATTGGTGGAGAACCATTGATGGAGATCGACTTAACACGAAAAGTCTATGAGTACTTTTTAGAGCAATGTTATGAGTTGAATCATCCATGGTTTACGATGCATCGCATCTCAATTTGTTCCAATGGATTGCAATATTTCAATCCAAATGTCCAATCATTCTTCAAAGAATATTCGCATAACATTTCATTCAACATTTCAATCGATGGGAATAAAAAATTGCACGATGCCTGTCGTATTCAACCAAATGGTGAAGGTTCCTATGACATCGATATGATGGCATTGCAACATTATACCTCTCATTATGTTCCAGATAAAAATAGTAAAATGACGCTGGCTCCAGGAAATATCAAATATTTATTTGAATCAGTGAAATCATTCATGGAAAATGGAATGAAAATCATCAATTTAAATTGTGTATTTGAACCTGGGTGGACGACAAAACATGCTACCATCGAATATGAACAATTGAAAGAATTATCCAATTACATTCTGGAAAATGATTTGGAAGATATTTATATTTCTATCTTCAACGAACGCCCAGAATCCGTTGGAGATCCAAAGAATGATCAACCCAGTTGCTTCAAAGCCGGCACACAGGTTGCTACACCAAATGGTCATAAAAATATTGAAGATGTAAAAGTTGGAGATATTCTTTATACAGCATCCGGATCAAAACATCGTGTTGTCCGAATGGTGAAAAAACATTCGAAAGACAATTGCAAGATTAAAGCAACGGGATTGTTTGAAACACATCTAACAAAAGACCATAAAGTTTTCGCAAAGAAGTTTCTTTACATGGGATGGAAGAATACTCCACATTATAGTGAGCCAGGATTTTATCCGATTTCAGAATTACGTGTACATGATCGTGTTGCATTACCCTTAATTGATTTTTCAAAAGGTGTAAATGAAAAATGGATGACTGAGGACCTTTGTTATCTCATAGGGGTATATATTGCAGATGGGTATACGCATAAAGAAAGAATCGTAATTACTCCAGGATACGATGAAGATAAATACTATTATAATCTGCTACGCCGTTCTGGATTGGAGTTTACGGCAGGAGAATCGAGAACTTCTAAAAGGTATTCGATATCTCGATGCAGTTCTCCTCTGAATAAACAATTCTATGACATATGTCAAACAGTTGGGCACGGTGCACATCGAAAACATTTTTCCAATCGAATTTTACGATTATCAAAAGAATATCTTACAAAAGTTCTTTACGGATATCTGAATACTGATGGGTGTGAAATGTCTGATGGGTATCGAAAGGTAAATACAGTATCTCCTCATCTTGCATCCGATTTGATGTTAATTCTTCGATCTATTGGCGAATATCCAACATGCTATCTCAATAAGCGTGCAGGAACCATGGTAATTGAAGGAAGGACCGTTAATGTTCGAGATCGATATGAAGTATACTTTAAAACTCGAAATCGAAATAATCATCATAGATACAAATACGATGAACGTCTAAACCTTTATTGGGTAAGGCTCAACAGTATAGAAGATGATGAAGAATATGATGTTTATTGTCCTACTGTAGTACCCATACTGCCAGATGATCCTGAAGAGCATACAATCATAATCAATGGTGCTCTAGCCGCTTTAAATTGCGGTGGATCTGGAAAAATGTTGGCATTAAGGGCGAACGGGGAATTTTATCCATGTCTGAGATATATGCCATCTTCGGTTACTGACAACGTAGAAAGTCTTCAGATTGGTGATGTTTCCACCGGTCCCCATACGAGAGCATCTGGTTCGAAAGTATTGCATAAATTAGATCGTATGACACGTCGTTCTGGCATGACGGATTTATGTTTTGAATGTCCAATTAGTAGTAGCTGTGGTGGATGTTTGGCCGTTGGACATCAGATCATCGGGACACCAGATCGAAAAACCACATTCCATTGCGTTATGAAATATGCAGAAGCATTAGCGAATTGGTATTATTTTAACAACATCATCATCAAACACCCGAACTGGGATATTGATGTTCGTCAATGCAAATTACCGAAGAATCGTGTCTTGAAGATTATTTCGGAAGATGAGTATGAATTTTTAAAGTATCTTGAAATTATGGCAATCATCGTAAAGATGGAATACCATAATAAAGGTGGTGAATCATCTTGAACAAAGACGTTTACTCAAATTCAGAATTAACAGAACTGAAAAATCGTATTAATAAGGAAATGTTGCGGAGAGGATCTTACAAATGGTGGGGACCATTATCTCAACCAAAAGTTGGAGAGGATACACGATCTCCAGATTCCATCCCTCATGACAAAACTTCAATCCCCGTAACAGATCAAACATATACGATCAATAATCCATCAATTGGGAGTATTGCTCCAACACGAAATATCGTATATCCAAATCAAGGAGAAAATCCTGCTGGTCAAAATCCAGATGGTCAAACGCCAACAACATCAGCAGCGCGATTTGATTTAGATGAAATCAAAAACTTCTTGGTTGGAATATCAAAAATTCGTGATATTAATCTCTTCTATTCGCAGGATGAGCAGGAATTTTTAGCCTTCCGTGATTTGGGTGATGTTCGAAAACTTGTCAGTGAGATCGAATCTGATCGATTGAATGAACCGACAACCCATCCATTCAAAGTCGATCCCAATGCACCCGATCGAATTACCGTCATCAAGGATGGGAAAACATGGACTGAACCAAACCCAAACAAAAATATTCCCTATGAAAAAATTGGTGATAAATATTATATGTCATCAGGGGAATATGATGGAGAAGAAGGAATTCCATCCGAAGCAAATTATTACGATGATTATGGCGCAGAACCTGGGAATGGAAATTACCATAGTCTAAATCCATATGTATCTGCAAGAGTAGATCGTACCGGATATGATTTCGATAATAATCGAAATAAAATTCCGGTTGGGCGAATGGAAGGTGGAAAATCATCTTCTCGTTTCGGAATGACTCCACGGAATCCACAGCAAGGAGATTCATATCAGCCGAGAGTTGCATACCAGGGAGTTCCATCAACCTGCAATAATGCGTGTTCTGGATTATGCAGTTTAACATGCGATTCTCAATGCAGTGAGTCATGCTCAACGTCATGTTTTGGACGATGCGGTAATGCTTGCACCAGCACATGTGGAAATGTATGCACAGGATGTTCCTCATTATGTTATACATCTTGCCAATCCAAGTGTGAAAATAACACAGGATTTGCATGTGTAAAATCGGGCGCAACGACATTATCAATTGCAGCGCGTGGTGGGAAAGATGGTACTCCTGCATACAATGAAATGAAAGTTGGGGCACCATATGCATGTACCCAATGCTCATTCAGTTGTCAATTCTACCCAAATAAGAAAACGACCTGCTGGGATAATGGGTGCATGGGAATGTGCTTTACGTCCTGTATGCATTCTTGTTCTACGAGTTGTTTTGGTGGATGCGTTGATAATCCTTCCGAAAATAAAGGGGATTATAAAACAGGAATTGGTCGTGGATGCTCATCAGGTTGCACAGTAAATTGCATTGGCGTATGTCGAGGGACTTGCACAGGGTCATGTGATTCAGGTTGTTGGAATTCATGTATTGAATCCTGTAAGGATAATTGCGAATGGGAATGCAGTACATCGTGCGGTTCTGGATGTATGACCGGATGTACATCTGGTTGTAAGGATGAGTGTAATTCATGCACGAATACATGTACTGCTGCGTCCGGTGCGAAGACGACATGCAACAATGGTTGCGTCGCATACTGTATGCAAGGATGTAACAAAAATTGCGTATCGAACGGTTGTATGGCAATGTGTGGCTCAGAGGGAACCGATGCATGTGATATGAATTGCCGCATGAATTGTATGGCAGCATCTTGCACATCTCGTTGCTCTGAAAAATGCACAACCTATTGTACATCCTGTATCAACACCTGTGGATTTGGCTGCGGCGCGTGCAGCTCAATGTGTTCGACTGGATGTGAAGCTGCATGTAATATCACATGTACAGCCCATTGTCAGCACTCATGTGATTTGAATTGCGTGAAATCATGTACGGAAGCATGCGGCGCCTGCTTCAAGGCTGGAACGATGATTCAAACCATCGATGGTTTAATCCCAATTGAAGAAATACAAATAGGAGATAGAGTATTAACGCAATCAGGAGAATATCATAAGGTTATTAAAACAATGAAAAGAAAATGTGATGATAATCTTATTGAGATTCATGGAGTTGGAGCACCAACAATTTATACCACAAAAGATCATCCATTTTGGGTTAAAAAATATATTGGGCTTCTTCGAAAGAATGGTACAAGTATACAACTATACTCTGATCCAGAATGGGTTGAAGCTAAAGATTTAAAACCTCGAGACAAATGGTGCCTATATTCAAGACCAATTGGGAATATTCATATTGACCCCGGAGTTGCATACATGGTTGGTCGATGGCTCGGTGATGGATGGCGCACCGATGAGATCAGCAATATCAATAATAAATCATATCCCAGGTTCAGTATTTGTTGTGGAAAGCATGAACGTATTGACTTTGAGAAAAAACTTAAAGAATGCGAAATATTCACTACACATCGAGAAAAAGAAACGACTCATGAGTATAGAATATCGGGTAAGTTAACAAAACATACGGTTGGATATAATAACCATAAGCTTGTATCTATTTTACTTAAATGCGGAAAGCGGGCTTATGGAAAATTTATTCCCCAAGAAATATTTGAATGGGATAGAGAATCGTTAGTTTTATTAATACAGGGATATTTAGATGCTGATGGATATTCTCGTACATGCAAATATAAAATATTCACCGCAACCTCCGTAAGTAAAAAACTACTAATTGGTATTTCTACAATATTACGAATGCTTGGTATTAATCCCGGATGGAATATTCGCAATAATAATCCAGTTGGATCTATTCTTGGTAGAACAATACATATTAGGCCATCGTATTCTATTCATTTTAGACCGGATGCAAATAGAAAATTTTCATTTAAAGATGATACTTCTGAATATATCTGGTCTACTGTAATGAAGACAAAAAATCCAACGGAATCATATGATGTATATAACTTAACAATATCTGAAGATCCAACTTATTTTGCAGATGGAGTATTGGTTCATAACTGCAGTAACCTCTGCACATCCTGTGTTGGTATGTGCATTGGTGAATGTAGTGTGAAGTGTACAAACAACTGTTCATTATGCGCGAACAATTGTGGACATTGGTGTGATACTAAATGTAGCCAAAATTGTTTTGCAAACTGTGACAATTCGTGTATGCAAACATGTACGAATTCTTGTATAGGAACCGTTACATCAAATACCAAGCAACCGCTTGCTGGTCCAGAACGTCCTCCAACGGCGCGTGGGTATAAAACGCCACATCCATCCAATCGAGAAGAAGAACGAGAATCATTCCGACTCCTTCACGATATCAATCAAATTACAACGGATCGTATCATTCGTGATTGGAAGGAACGACTCAAGAAGAAGAGTCCATACTCCACCGTTCCGGATACAAAGATTTGCATTAAAGTGAAATCCAATGATAATATCAAGGTTATTTTCACTGATTGCGATCCAGTACCATATAACATTTACTATAGCACCGTAACAGGCGGTGTATTCAATATCGATGAGAAGACTGGTACAATTCTAATCAATCACAAAGCATTGGAAGAATGGTCAAAATCTGGATACAAAAAAGTCGTTAAGAATGTCAATCAAAAAGATGGAGAAGATGTTTCCATCGTCGCTGTTGTATTGCATTGCAAAGATACAAATCTTACGGTTGACGATGTTTCTTACATGCGTCCGCTTGGATATGATTTCTACACACCATATCATACAAAGAATGGTGATATCATTTGCATTCTTCAATATCTTATCAATTATATGGAATATGACAAAAACAAACATCCGGACGATCAACACATTACTTACCCAAAAAGATTGTAATATATGGAATAGTAGAGGGATCGAATCCCTCTACTATTTTTATCCCAAAAAATCGTATCTTTTTCATATATATTGATATATTATCATTGTAGAGATAAGGATAATAATATTTATAAGGAGGAAATAATCATGGGTGAGATCATTAAGGGTGCTGCAATCGGTCTTGGAGTTGTTGCGGCTGTAGGAGCAGGAATCCATTTCTATCAGAAGCATAGAGAGGAGAAGCAGGCGAAAGCTGCTTACGATTGGACGCTCAATGCGATGGTAATGGGATTGAAGAAGGACATGGAAAATCTGAAGGAAGCAAACGCGTAAAAAATAAAGGAGGAAAATGAAATGACGGTTAAGGATCTTTACAAAAAGGCGATGGCTCTTCCGGTTGATTCTGATGGGTATTTGAGCGAAGGGATGTACACGGTCCGTGTAATGAAGAGAGGTGGAATCCTCGAAATCTATCGCACGCTTTATCTCAAATGGACCCTCATGATTACGGAAAAGAGTGTCGTTGTTTGCGAAGTTCTCAAAGGAGAGGCAAACAATCACAATGCTGTATACATCGATGAGGGTGCGCCTAGCGCAGAGCTTCCGGCCGAAGTTCGTGAAGCATTGCTGACAGTCGGAGTCGTCGGCCGCCGGCATCTGTGATTTAGCATCGCATAAAATAT